AAAGCTGTGTGAACACCTGAAATTAGTCAAGACCTTCAAGCTTATCACGCTATTGACGCAGAGCAAGAATTGACAACTATGTTGTCTGAGCATGTGACGATGGAGATTGACCTTGAAATCTTAGATATGTTAATTGTAGCGGCTGACACAACTGAATATTGGTCTGCAAATCCAGGCGTTGAATATAACGCTAACACTGGTGCTTTTGCGGCTAACTCACAATACTACATCTCTGACAAAACAACTTGGTACCAAACTCTTGGTATTAAATTACAAAAAGTATCAAATCAAATCCATGCGAAAACAATGAGAGGCGGAGCTAACTTTATAGTTGTTTCTCCTGACGTAGCAACAATCATTGAATCTATGCCTGGTTATAATGCTGATACAGATGGTAATCAAATGCAATTTGCAATGGGTGTTAAGAAAATAGGTGCTTTGAATAACAGATTAACTGTTTACAAAAATCCTTATATGAAAGAAAACGTAATTCTTATTGGATATCGTGGTAGCACATTCTTGGAAACAGGTGCCGTATTTGCGCCATATATTCCATTGATTATGAGTCCACTCATCTATGATCCTGATACTTTCGTTCCACGTAAAGCGGTAATGACCCGTTATGCGAAGAAAATGGTCAGACCTGAATTTTATGGAAAGATCATTGTACACGGATTGAACACAGTATAGATAAACGTTTATACTATATAGACTTAAAAATAGACAACCAATTTCTTGGTTGTCTATTTTTTTTATTAATTATTTTAAAATAAAGATACGACAAAGTAATACCATCTAACATTTTTTATGATAGCAAAAAAAACAAAGTGATATGCCAAGTTTTTTTGAACTTTCTTCGTGTAGCCTTATATTTATATATAACAAGGAGAAATTTAATGGCAAAAAAAAGAAATAGGACTGCTAAATTTACTAAAGTGGAATGTATGGAATGTCATGAAATGTTTTATACAAATGTTTTGGCACAACATATTAAACGGACCCATTGTCTTTCGGAATATATAAAGAAATATGGTGAATTCCGTAAAAATAAATTAAATAAAAATAAACCTGCAAAAAGGAAGGTAAATAGAGTTATATGTAAAATATGTCAAAAAAAATTTACTACCGTTGGATTATCAGGACACTTATCTGATACTCACAATATGACTACTGAAGGATATATTGAAAAATATGGCGAATTTAGGCCTAAATTTTTAGATTATAATAAAAGAGCAAAAGAAAACGGAGTAGTTTGTTTGGTTTGTAATAAAGAATTTGGTTCTGAAAGATTATTAACCTATCATATAAAAAAAGAACATCATATTACGAAACAACAATATGTCATTGATTATGTATATAAAGGGAATATTCCGAAATGTAAATGTGGATGTGGGGAAAAAGTTAAAACGTTAAACCAGCCACCATACAATAATGACTTTATAGCCGGACACAACTCTATTGGGGAAAATAATCCTAGGTTCAATGTAAGAGTAAAAGCAGAAACTAAGATAAAAATGAAAAACCGTGCTATTAGTCGGATGGGAATTTCGGATAAAAAAAATACAATACCTGAGAATAAAATTAAAGAATTATTGGTAAATTTAAACAAAGAATTTATACAACAATATCCAACAGATTATGGTGTCGTAGATTTTTATATAGTTGACGACAATATGCTTGTAGAGGTAGACGGAGAATATTGGCACCCAATGAAGAAAGAACATCTTAATTTTCAATTAATATCAGGAGCAATTTCAGATAAAAATAAGTCAAATTTACATAAACTTTATAGAGTTAGAGAGAATGATATTGACAAGATAACAACATTGAATGATATAAAAAAATTCAATAAGCATCCAGATTTGTCCATATTAAATAGACAAATTATAATGGAAAAAGAATATTTTAAACATTATATTGAAAAAAATGGTAAAGATAAATTAGAAAAATATATTAGTTTATTATTAAAATTCGTAAGAGTATTTCAGCCAGAATTCCCATACCCAAAACAAACTGATGATGTGAGCATTATAATAGATAAAATAAAAAAATATGACTTGACGAATATAATTAAAGATAATGTATTTAGAAATAATTGTTCATTAATAGGAGTCGGATATTTAAAGGCACACCACAAATCTTATTGGAACTCAAATTATAAGGATAAGAAAACCCCAGTAGAGGCTTGGCTTGATGATGATATTATGAGAAAAATAATTAAATACCGTATTGGTATAAATGATAGTAATGAAATATTTGATTTCTCACTTCATCAGTTGATAATGGGGTTGTCTGCCGCAAGGTATACCATTTCATTTTTTAAGCCAATGCTTGCCGCCGCAATATATTTGCATATATTGGGCAGTAATGCCACACCAACAGTAATTGACCCATGCTCGGGGTTTGGCGGTAGGTTGTTAGGATTTAAATCAATATATCCTAATGGAAAATATATTGGGATTGAACCGAACAAGGAGGCTTATAATGAATTGGTTGAGTTAAGTAAGAATTTTAATAATATTGAATTACACAATTGCAAGATGGAAGATTATACAGGGCCAAAAGATTGTGATTTAACATTTACATCAATACCATATTTTAATCTTGAAGAATATAGTGGTAATAGTTATTATAGTTCATTTAGTGAATGGGAAAATACATTTATAAAATCATTACAAACATTTCAAAATAAAGAAATTTGTATGTCCAAAGATATTGCCGATAAATTGAATTTTAAGTATAAATACAAAATATCCAATAATACTTCGCACTTTGATAAAAAAAATAAAGTTAAATATGAAGTAATTACAGATATGTAAAAAAAAAGAGCGGATTTGTTTTCGCTCTTTTTTTCGTATATGGGGATTATTTTTCTTCTTAAAACATTGTAAAGACATCATCATCCTTTATAAGCATCCATTTATGGTGTCCTGTATTATTATATGCATGTTCGATCGTTTTACTTTCATATCCAGTTAATTCATTATATAATGCAAGAGCTTCTTTTGATGTTAAATGATAAGCATGTATTTTTCTTTTGTCTTGATCATCCACTATAGACCATTTAGTATTTTTTGTTATTTTGCTCATTTATTTCTCCCTTTGTTTTTTTTATCTCTTTCACTCTCTCACTTACATAACTATAGTATTCTTATTGGTGGTTTTGTCAAGTTTATTTTAATTTAGTTAAGATTTTTAAATAATTCTGGATAGTCAGCCAATACTTCTGTTGGAATTGTTTTTCTTTCGGATAGTGCTTTTCTTACTATAAGGAATCTGTCATAATCAACATCTTTTGGATATTTTTCAGTAACCCTTATTATTTCAGATGACATTATTGTTTTCTTTTTGTATTCATCTATAATTCCACGTTGTCCCAAATCATATAATCCATCACCTTTATCCTTGTATGCTTTTGCAAACTCTTTCTTTGTCATTTCATAAGGTTGCTTTGCAATTTCTTTGCTTTCTTTCATTTGTATCTCCTCTTTATTTTATTAAATATCTGTAATGTGGTCTTTGTACTATTCCGCTTGCAATGATTGTCCATGCTCTAACAGTTTTTTCGCCATCAGTTAATGTAGTTTCTATATTAACGCCAACGTGTCCTGTTTTTGTTTTAAGGTTATCAATGTTGAGTCCTTTTTTATTAATTCTAAATGCGAGTTTTTCAATTGATTGGGTGTAATGTTTTTCTGCTTGTTCGATATTTTTCAAAACATATTTATGAAATCCCATTTGGACAATTCGTTTAACAGCATCTTGTTTTAAAGAATATGTTTTTGCATATTTAGTATTGTAAAAGTTTTTTGGGAAGGTCATGTAATCATCTCTAAATCGGCTAGTACGTAATATGGGAATTAATCCAAGATATTCGCACCAATCTTCATCATTCCAAGAATTCATTTCTTCTGCTCTAACAAAATCGTTTCTTGCCCATTTTTTAGTTAATTCTATATATTGTACCTGAAGATTTTGCGTTTCTTTCAGTAAAATGTTAATTAACTTTTTCATTTCCGCTCCCTTTGTTTTTTTAATCACTTATTCTCAATCACTTACATAACTATAATAGCTTTATAGAAAGTTTTGTCAAGTATTTTTTTAATTTTATTATAAATCTATCTTTAAGATAAAATTATCGAAAAAATATACAAAACAAATATTTATATGTAAGATACACTATATATACTATACATTTAAGAATGTAATGTATAGTATTAAAGTAGGAGAAAATATATGGGAACACCACAAGCACAAGTTTGAGACGGAACCACTGGAGATATATCGGGCTCAACACCATTTGGATTATTTGATAACCAAACATCGTTTCAAAATGATGGCCCAAAATTTGCTACTTTCGGAGCAAGAAAGTTAGGCTATCCAACTGTAGAAGTGGAGATTACATCAGGTTCATTTTATGAAGCATTTGAATGGTCAATAATGCAATACTCAAGACAAGTAAATGAGTTCAATATTAGAGAAAATTTAATAAACTTACAGGGCTCACCAGCAACAACAAATTTTACTCATAATAACGTTGCGATGAATACAACTAACTTATCACAAATAATAAGATTAGCAACGCCATACGGCACCGAAGCCGGAAGCGGTGGCAATATTCCATTATATACGGGTAGTATTTCTGTAATTGCAGGACAACAAGACTATGATCTGAATGTATTATGGGGAGCGGTTTCAGCAAGTGGCGACACAATGGAAATAAAAAAGATTTATCATAATGATATACCGGCAGTCACAAGATTCTTTGACCCTTATGCGGGCACTGGTATGGCATCGCAAGGAATGACGGATGCTTGGGGATTTGGCGGAATGTCACCAGCAATTACTTTTACAATGATGCCAATATATGCTGACTTGTTAAGAATGCAAGAAATTGAAATGAGTCGTGACGTTAGGTGGTCGCATTATAGTTTTCAAATTAGACCATTTAATAAATTAAGATTGTTTCCAATACCAACATCAAATTGCACATTATGATTTGATTATATTCTTGAGGAAGACAGAAATGACCCTTCTGGTAGAGGGTATACTGGTTCGTTAACAAGCGGTACTGGTTCAGTAGCAGACTTCTCGAACGCAGGATTTGAGTGGATGGATTACGACAACATTAATACAGTTGGTAAGCAATGAATTTTTGAATATGCATTTGCTGAAGCAACTCAAATGTTAGGATATGTTAGGGGTAAATATTCTGGAATTCCAATTCCAGATGGCGAAGTTCAATTGGATGGTGACACATTACGTTCTGAAGCAGAATCAGATAAAACAGCATTGATTGAACAATTAAGAGAAAGCCTTGAAGAAGCAGGCAAAAGACGACAAATGGAGAAGTCTCAGGAAGAATCTGAATTCTTAATGGAAAGTTTAAAGAAAATACCATTTAAGGTGTACATAGGATAAATAAAAAAATAAAAAATAGGAGTACATAAATGAAAAAATCAGAAGTTAGAACAATGATACGAAATCTTGTAAAAGAAGTAAAATCGAACAGTACAGTGGTTGGAGTATTAGATAATGTTGATTTGACAAAACCAGTTAAATTAAAAAAACCTGTAAATAAAAAGGAAGCAAAAATAATCTTTAAAATCACAAATTGCAACAGAAAAACAAAAAGAGTATATATAGAACCAATTTCGGGAATTAAATTAATGCATTTTAAGCCCCAAGAACTTGTCTCAATTAAAGATATTGAAAATATATAGGAGATAAATAAGATGAAGAAATCAGAATTAAGAAAAATAATTAAAGAAGTTATACAAGAAGCAAGTTCAATTAAATTAATTCCGAAGCATATGTATAGATTAAAGCAAATAGACTTGGATTGAGATGTTGGCTTGTGTAGATATGTTGGACATTTTACGAAGAAAGGAAGTTATTATAAATTTACTAATTTTAAAACTGGCAAGTCATTTAATATACACGACAGTCATTTAAAAAATTATAAAATAGTAGCTGTCGGGAAAAGGTAAGTCATATAATTACTGAATTGTTACCTGAATTAAAATAAAGGAAGAATAAAATGAAAAAATCAGAATTAAGATTAATAATTAAAGAAGAAATGAAAAAGTCTGAAATCAAGAAAATGATTCAGCAAGATTTAGGCAAAATTAAAGGCGTAAGATATGTTGAAAAATGATTAGATGGGGCAATAGTAGCACTTCATGGAAAAGATAACAACATACGTAAAAAACTTAAATCTAAACTTGAAAAAATAGGATATTCTGTTAGTTCTATTGGAATCGGATTTGATTATAATTCTAATGAACAACAACTATACATTAAAAAAAATATATAGGAGAACATAAATGAAAAAATCAGAAATTAGAAGTATGATAAAAGAAGAACTCCAAATGATAAATGAAGGCAACAAAGGGAAAAAAAATGTAGGTGGGCTTATAACATTCTATCCTTCAGATTTTAAAAATAAATCATTCTTTGACGATTTATTAAGTCAATTTGATATTTTGTCTGGCGAAGGTAATGATTGGAAAGGCGATCCAAAATTACTTACCATTTATGTAAAAAAGGTGGAGTGAGAGTAATGAAAAAGTCAGAAGTTAGGACAATGATTCGTGAGGTGATTCAAGATACTATGGATGATATAATTATTTGGAATGATAAAGCACTTCGCTCTTCAAAATGATATGTTTGGTTTTAAAAAATTATAAGGAATAAGAAATATGAAGAAATCGAAAATAAAAGAAGCAGTATCTCAAGAAGAACGCAAAAGGTATGTAAATTTCGCAAAAGGATTAAAACAATACTTGATGAAAAATGACCTAAAAGGATTCAAAATAAGTGTTAGTGTGTCAAAGTCAAAAAGACCAAATCCGTATATTGCTGTTGATATGTTTAATTGAAAAGAAAATCCAATGCCAAATGATTTGCGATTAAAAGCATATAAAGCAATTACTGGAAAAAGTACAAGCGAAAAAAATATTGTGTATGGTAATATAACGCAAAATAGAATTGCATTAAATTATGGAACATGGAAAGAAATATTTAAGGATAAAATAAAAGAATCGCAAACTATGAAGAAATCAGAAGTTAGACAAATGATAAAAGAAATGATAAATGAAGATAAAAATTTAGGACACTACTCAGAAGACCATGGAGTAACATATGTGGATTCTAATTTTATTAATAAATCAAGTGGAATGTTATCTAATTCTAAATTAAAACATATGGGATTTGGCGAATTTTATATAGACACACCAAACGGAGAAATACAATTTGCAAGACAAAATAAAAAAATTGATGGATTTGTTGGCAGAGCACATAAAATATATGATGACAAAAAGGGAAAATTAGTAAAACAATTAATTGCTATAATGCTTAAAAATAAACGAATAGAACAAGTAAGTTAGGAAATAAACTATGCCATTATTTAATAGAGTACGAGACATTTCATTATTTGATCATATAAATCGTGAATTGATTATTGATATTATTGATACAGTGATAACAGTATATAAAATAAATGCTTACGAGAACAAAGAAGACTTATATGGTGAGACATTAAATATGGTTTATTTTCCAGATGTTACTGTTGCAGGCTTAATTGAACATGACCCACCTGATGTTGAAAACGAGGAATTTGGAGTTGATATAAATCAAGGAATTACTATTAAGTTTCACAAAAATAGTTTAGAAGATTTTGGATTGTATCCAGAGATTGGAGATATTATTGTTTGAAATGAACATTCATTTGAAATAACTGCCGCAATTGAAGACCAATTTATCGGCGGGCAAACAGACAGAAAGCATTCAATTTTATGTTCGTGTGCAAGAGTTAGAGAAACAATTGCGAGGGTAGAAGAAATACAAGAAGCGGTTGCAGACGCACATGACAGCATATATGGCGAATAGGGAATGTAAATTATGGCTATAAAAGATAGGCACAAGAATACAACTAAAAGAAATGATGATAGGTTCCAAGATATTAAAATAGATTTGCGAGACATTGACGCTTCTATAAAATATTATTTTGACAATATTATATTACCTAAAATAGATACAGGGTATGGATTAATTGATGTTCCAATTATTTACTCAACTCCATCAAGATGAACGTCTGTTCAGAAATATGGAACTTTTAGAGACAAAGACGGGAAAATAATGGCACCTATGATTACATATAAAAGAACTGGAATCGCTAAAAATGATGATATGCCTGTCAATAAGATAAGTGCCGAAAACCCACAGTTGTTTTACACTTATGAAGAACAATATAATTCAAAAAATAGATATTCACAATTCTCCAAATTAACAGGGCTTACACCATCAAAAAAAATACACAATGTCGTTGTCCCTGATTATGTAGTGTTATCATATGATATTATTATATGAACAGATAAATTAAAACAAATGAATAAAATAATTGAGATTATGAATTATTATGCAGGAAGTTATTGGGGAACAAATAAATGAAAATTTAAGTCACAAATAGATGATTACTCTGATTCAAGCGAAGTTGGCTCTGATAGTGCAAAAATAATAAAGTGGAGTTGTTCGCTTACATTAAATGGATATATCGTTCCTGATATATACGCAAAACATTTGCCAAATACGACTACATATTCGCCCGAAACAATAGCGGTAAGTTTTGATGTTGTGGATAACCTTAAAGAAGCAGAATTAGCACCTAGAGGTATTGGGTCTAATACTTCGGGAGAGGGTTTGCCTGGTTTGAGTGAAGTTTTAATAAGGCTTTTACAATATATTGATAAGCAAAATTCAAAAACGGCAGACATTCCAGTAGTTGATACAAATATAGCAATATTTAGCAATGCAACGCTTGCCGTATCGCCAACGGGCGATTTTACAACAACAGTTGATGATTTTATGTTCTTTGTAAATGGTGTTTTTTTGGACCCAAATGTAATAACAAGTTTTGTTCAATCTGGTGATGATGCAATCCTAACAATAGATGGTTCAACGGCATGGCTATTTAATATAGATGATGAAATAATAGCAATAGGGAAATTTAATTAATGAAATTAATAGAAGAAATAAATTATATTAAACATATAATAAGAAAAAAAGCATATTCTGTAACAAATATTACGGCTATATTTGATGCAGTAATAACGCCATCAACAAGCAATCTTGAAACAACTGTACAAGATTTTCAATTTTTTGTAAATGGTGTAAAAATTAATCATAATATTATTGAAAGTTTTGAACAGTCTGGCAATGATGCGATTTTAACAATAAATAATACACAATCTGGATGATTATTTAATTCAGATGATGATGTAATAGCGATAGGGAAATTTAATTAATATGAAAAAAATTAGAATAGACCAAATAGATAGTGGAAGTTTGTGGCCATCGGCATCCTTAGCGGTATCCGCTTCATATGCTGAAACAGCAAGTTACGCCTTAAATGCGGGCGGTTCATTGGATTTAACAGATAATTACGTTCCAATAAGAAGCTCAAATACATTAGTTGATAGTATTATAAGTCAGTCTGGAACGACTGGTGTTGAAATTTCTGGTTCTGTAACGGCTAGTAATGCACAAATTAATGGAGTTATGGAACAAGGGGTAAATGTTAGTGCTAATGGCGATTATTCTCATGCTGAAGGTAAATCTACAACTACTAATGGCGCTTATTCTCATGCTGAAGGATATTACACAAGTGCTTCAGGATATGGCCAACATGTAGCTGGTAGATATAATATATCTCAAGGAAATCCAAGTTCTTTTGTAAATACAGATTATGCATATATAATTGGTAATGGAACTAGTAATGTTTTAAGAGCAAATGCTTTAACTTTAGATTGATTAGGTAATTTAACGTTAAGTGGTTCTGTAACGGCTAGTGCCTTTTCTGGAGACTTAGCAGGAACGGCAAGTTATGCAGTTACGGCATCTTATGCAGAAAATGCCGGCGATACAGAAATTTATAATGAAAATTCTCAATTAATGTCTGGAAATTACACCTATTCTGGGTTAGTAACGAGCAATTTGCCAACCGCTATAGCTGTAAATTTTGGCGATGTTGTATTTGTTAGTGCAAGCGGCGAACTTGCTAAGGCAAATGCCAGTAGTTCGGCAACATCATTTGTATTTGGAATGGTTGTTGTTAGTGCATTATTAGGCAATACGCCAACGATACTTAGATCTGGATATGTTAGAAATGATGATTGAAATTTTACTATTGGCGGCGCACTTTATTTAAGTGCTTCTGCTGGCAGTATTTCGCAAACAAAACCAGCCGAAGAAGGGCAATGAATAAATGCACTTGGTATTTCGTATGATACAGGGCGTATTCAATTTAATCCAGGGAATGTATTATCAGAAGTTAATCTAGATACATATTTTATTGTTAAGTAAAAAAAATTAGCTTTGAAGTAAAATCCAACTACTTATAAACAAGTGAAACAAAAAGGATTGGAGAGTAAATGAAAGATGAAGAAATGATTGATATTGAAGAATTAATTGAAGAAATGATTGATGAAAAATTAAATGACGAACATATTGAAAATATTAACGAAACATTTAATTTTATGGAAAATTTATTTAACAATACAATGAAAGAGTTGAGTATATCACAAGACGAAATTGACAAAATATCTAAAGAAAATGGTTACTATCCTGCTGAGAAATTCGAGGGTAAGATATTTAACAAAGCAACACATGTAATGTGGATTATGGAACATCATAACGAATCAGTTAAAAAGCTTGATGAAGTTAAATGGCATTTGTCTGTAATGAATAAATTTATTAAAGATTATAAAACTTTCATGTAATGTAATTATTATTGATGCTTTTAGATTTTTGCATATATATATAGACGTAGAATGAAATAGAAATCATAAAGAAAAAGCAATTAGAATGAATTAAAAATTTTATAATGTAGGGAGTTGGTATAGTAGGTGATTACGGCGGGCTTTAGCTATATAACAAATTGGAGCGTATACATAGAAATGTGTATATTGAATTCTCTCAAATTCGGGGAAACCTTTGAAATGGCAATCCCGAGCTAAGCCTTAATATAAGGAAAGTGTAGAGACTTAACGGGAGAACATCTAAATTATTTTTTTATAATATGATGAAGAGAAAGTCCAGACCACAAACAATTTTTAGAATTGGTAGTGAAAACTATAGTGGTAAGCAAACCCGTATCCGTCCAAGGAGTCAAAGTGGGTTCGAGTCCCACACTCCCTGCCATTTTGTAAACGCAAACATACCAATCATTTAACAAATTAAATTAAAATCAAAAAAAATAATTTCTTCAATACTTATTAGAGAAGGGGTTAAATGTATAAAATGAATAACTTTAATGAAGACTTAGACAAAAAAACTAGCGGAAGGCGTGGCACTACTGGAACAAAATGAATTACAAATGGTAAAAAAAATAAATTAATTCAACGAGAAGATATAGAGAAATGATCAAAAGAGGGCAAATGATATGTTGGCAGAATTATAAATGGTGCAACCTTATCAAGTATAATACATAACAACAAAAAAAGAATAGACTATAATATTGATTGTTATAATTTTAATGCATCAATATTAATTCCTTGAAAAAATCAGATAAATGCAAATGATGTTGTCTTTTATGTTTATAAAACAACAAACACAATTAATAACAAAATTTATATTGGGGTAAGAGGTTCAAAAAATATTAATACAGATTTATATATGGGTTCTGGCAAATTAATTAACAAAGCTATAAAAAAATATGGCAATGGCAATTTCAAAAGAGAAATATTATATGAATTTATAACTGAAAAAGAAGCCTATGACAAAGAATTTGAACTAGTTAATATAAATTTTATTAAAAAAGGAAATACATATAATATTAATATAGGTGGATACGGTGGTTTTACGTCGCATTCGGAAAAGACTAAACAAAAAATGAAAAATTCTGCAAGGGGGGCTCATGTTGGGAACAAAAATTCTCAATATGGAACGAAATGAGTTTGAGACCCAAAAACAGGCGAAACAAAAAAAATTACAAAAAAACTTGTAGATGAATATCTTAGTAAAAATACCAATTGAGAATTTGGCAGACCAAGACATACAGCCAAAACAAAGCAAAAAATTTCAAATAGCATGATGAGAAGAAATGCTATTAAAAAATAATTTAGAAATAATTTGACAAACCCCAATAACGTATTATAGTAGTATAGTAAGTTAAATAAAGGGGGCTTTATGTCTGAATTTCATATTAAAAATGCTAAAACGGCACAAATGGTCGGTGAGTTTGTTTTGCGAGACGATGAAACTAAAAATTTTATAAAATGTAAGTTAAACGACAAAATCGAAAAAGAAATACTAACAAATAATAACGGTAGGGTTTATTTATTTACCATTAATGGCAAAATAGCCAAAATAGGTAAGTCAGCAAGTAAAGGTGGTATTAAAGCAACAATGAACTTTTATGAAAATTCAATGAGCGGCGCTCCAGGCCCAAATAGATTTATTATGCAATTATTAATTAAAGACGAATTAGAAAAAGGAAACAAAGTGGGAATTTATCTAATACAAGTTCCTGAAACATATGCAAATATTCCATCATTATCTACTATTATAAACAAATTGGTTCCTATTGACCCAATGGTATGTGAAGATGATTGCAAAAGAGAGTATAAAAATAAAATCGGTAGATATCCAATATGGAACTTCCAAGAAAATCACAAAACATTTCCTACAAGATATGAGATTTTGTATGCCGAATATAGAATAAAGAAAACAAAAATATAGGGAAGTAAATGGCTAAAATAAAAACAACAATTAGATATGCAGGCGGTAAGTCAAAAGCAATCAAACATATAATCAAACATATCCCCAATAATATTGATACGATTGTATCTCCCTTTGTTGGTGGCGGTTCATTAGAAGTATATTTGGCAAATGAATTAAATAAGAAAGTTATAGGCTATGACGTGTTTGATATATTAGTTAATTTCTGGCAAATACAATTAAGCAATCCAGTTGAGTTATATAACGAATTGAATAAATTAAAACCAACAAAAGATGTGTATGATAAAATCAAAGACAAACTAAAGAAATGGGGTAAATCACAAAATTTGTTTTTAGAATTAAAAACAACCTATTACAATGACAATCCAATAGAATTGACAGACATACAGGGAGCGGCATATTATTACTTTAATCACAATCTATCTTATGGCCCAATGTATATGGGTTGGCTGTCGTCTATATATAAAGATAATGAAAAAAAATATAAGGCAATGATAAATAGAGTTAAAAACTTTAAGTGTAGAAATCTATCAGTATATCAATCAGATTTTGAAAAAGTATTAAAGAAACATAATAATGATTTCTTATATTTAGACCCTCCGTATTTACTTGGAGAGAGTAAAGATAACAAAATGTTTAAGGGTATGTATCCCAATCCCAATTATGCAATACATCATAATAACTTTAATCATAAAAAGTTAAGAGATTTGCTATACAACCATAATGGAGGATTTATATTAAGCTATAATAATTGCGAAAACATTAATGAATGGTATGAAGATTTTGATATTTATTACCCAGAATGGATGTATTCATACGGGCAAGGAGAAACAAGAATTGGTAAAAATAAAACAAACAACAATCCAAAACAATCACACGAAATATTGATTGTTAAAAAATAAATTATAAATATTAAAATAATATATACTTTCGTTCTATACCAACATATATATTATTAAGTTATGGAATATTTTATATAAGGTGATAAAATGAAAATTACAAAAGAACAAATTCATAAACTTATTGAAGAATCAAAAATTGAACAAGCAGAAAATGATATAAGATTTAAGCATAATTCAACTGCCAAGACAAAAGATATAATGCCACTTCAAAACAAAGCATTTCTAAAATCAATTGACGCTGTTATGGAATATTTGAAATAAGGTGATAAAATGAAAAAACAAGTATTAAAAAGAATTCCACCTGGCGATAGGTGAGCAGAGACTTCGGATGTTGGTGTTTCAGAGCACGTTTTTCCTGAAATAATTGTTGGTGACACATTAACCAAAGCATTAGGTTTTATTTATAAAAAGTATGATATAAGATTGTTTGAAGTTGATGCTAAAGCTGGCATTGTAAGTATAGATGATGGCAAAAAAGCGATAGAAGAAATTGAGGTTGATTCATTATATGATGAGTAAAGTTTTAATATTTTTTTTTACTATAATTGTAAAAATTAGAATAATTTATTCCATATATCATAAATTATATATGGAATCACAAGTCAAAAAACAAAAAATTTTTAGGAAATAAGAATAATAACAAAATAAAAAGGAGCTTACAATGACAAACGAAAAAATTAAAGAAGAGGACATCAAATTAATTCAAAAACTTAGGACAGATTTTCAACAAGTTGCATTAACTCTTGGGCAATTAGAGTTACGAATAGTTGATATGAACACACAGAAAAAAGTTTTATTAGATGAATATGCAAAATTAAAAGAAAAAGAAAAAGAAATCGCAGAAACATTTTTGAAAAAATACGGCGAAGGTCAATTAAACCCTACTACTTGGGAATTCGAAAAAAATACTGAATAACTACTCAATATGCAAAGAAAATATGCAGTTACGTGTTTGAAAGAGATATTTATATAAAAGAATATTTTTATTAAAAACACGATAAAAAGTTTTTTAAAAAAAACAAAAATAGGAGACATTTGAAAATGAAGAAATCAGAAATTAGAGAAATGATTAAAAAAGAAGTAAAGGTGAATACACTAAATGAAGGGTTGCTTGAGTTAATAGCTGGGCAATTAATTACTAAATTACTTCAAACAAAAGAAGGCCGTGATAAAATGGCCAACAATGTTGGCGAGACTATGAAAAAGAAAGCGGAAAGTTTAGAACAAGAAGATAAAGAAAAATTTTTAGCAGTAATTTCAGATTTTCAAAAAGACATTAGAAATGGTAAAATTAAAAATTATAAACAATATAATAAAGAACTTCTTGGTTTAGCAAAGAAGTTATAAAAAAAACAAAAAGAGGAGAAAAAAAATGTCAGAAAGAATAGTAAGTCCTGGTGTATTTATAAACGAAAATGATTTGTCGTATTTACCACCAGCACTCAATGAAGCGGGGGGGGTAATAATTGGGCCTTTCTTAAAAGGACCAGCATTTTATCCAACCGTATTGACAAGTAGAAACGAAGCCATTCAAAAATTCGGAAATACCTATGATAAATTTTATACACCATATGCAGTTCAAGAATATTTAAAAAATGCAGGAAGTGTGCAAGTTGTTAGGGTTCTTTGAGAGGAAGGCTATCAAGCAGACACTATCGAGTTTAGTGAAGTGGACACTTCATATTGTATTTTAGCGCCAACAAGTGCTACTGATGGCACATTGGGAATAACTCTTGGGGATGTATCGAGCAGTGGCGCTTTAGAATTTACATTGTCAGCATCAGTATATGGAGAAATTGGATATACAGCATCACTTAGTTCGGCAGACTCCAATTACATTGTAAACTTATTTGGCACAAGCCCATGAGGTGATAAAATGGTGTATGTACAATCAATATTTGATAAAGCAATTGAAACAATAACAGGAACAGACATAACGGCTTCGGTAAATACAAACGGCCTTAACTTTGACGAGCAAGGTTATTCAGAAGCAACAACCCCATACATCATTTCACAAAAGGTAGACGACACGTCACAAAATTTATTCCAATTTCATTCATTATCAGACGGAGATTACACAAATGGAGAAATTAAGATAGGTATTTTTGATGTTAAGCAAGCCGTAGCAGGAGTTTCCGAGTACGGAACATTTGGCGTAGTAGTTAGAAAACTTAGCGATACAGATAACTCACCGAAAGTATTAGAAACTTTCACAGAATGTTCTATTGACCCACTTGCAACAAATTATGTTGCTAAGAAAATTGGCAATAGATACGGAACATTTGCCGCAGATGCAAATGGCGAGACAAAATTAAGAATGGTTGGAGATTATGAGCCAAAAAGTGCTTATATTCGTGTAAAAATGGTAGAGGCAGTTGATAGAGGCGGAGTTTCAAAGGGTCTTGTACCTTTCGGATTTGCCGCACCTTACGTACCTTTTACAGCTTCAGCAAACCCACCAGCAATGCATTATATTACGTCATCAATAGAAAATGACGCAGTAAATGCAAAAATATATAAAGGCGTTGATCTTCATTCAGATTATGAAGATGATAACAAACAATTCTTAAAAGCAATCCCAAATGATTGAGTGGGGGGAAATAATCCCTTCCATTTGGAAGATACAATTTCAGGCTCAAATGAAGACCCAGTTTCCCTAGCCTCAGATTCATCTTACAAACAATTTACAATTCCAATGCAAGGCGGATTCGACGGGAAAAACCCATCAAATAGACTTACCACATCTGGCAGTCCATCAACATTAATGGGATTTGATACAAGCGACCATACATCTTCGGGAAGTATGTCTTATAAAAAAGCATTTGACACTGTATCAAATAAAGATGAAATCGTAATGAATTTATTGGCCGCACCTGGTGTTAACTTAGTTGACCAAAGCACCCTTTATCATTATGCGAAAAACATTTGCGAAGATAGAGGCGATACATTCTTTATAATAGATTGCGGCAGTAGCACTCAGGGCGTAGCAGACGCAGTTTCGCAAACAACAACACTTGACAGTAGTTATGCGGCAACATATTATCCTTGGGTAAAAATTGTAGATACAAATACAAATAGATACGTTTGAGTTCCACCTTCAGTGGTTATTCCAGGCGTTATTGCATTTAATGACAAGATTGGATACGAATGGTATGCTCCTGCTGGACTTAACAGAGGCGGACTTACTTCGGTTATTGAAGCGAAAACAAGACTTACACATTTAGAGAGAGATGATTTATATACAGCAAGAATTAACCCAATTGCATCATTCCCTAATATTGGTACAGTTGTTTGAGGTCAAAAAACATTACAAGCACTTGCGAGTGCAACTGATAGAATTAACGTTAGAAGACTTTTAATTAAAATGAAAGAATATGTTAATTACGTAAGTAAGCAATTAAACTTCCAAAACAATACAAATTCAGAAAGACAAAAATGGGTTAATATGATTACTCCATACATGGAAAGTATTCAATCTAAAAATGGTCTCTATGCATTTAAGGTTGTAATGGATGATACAAATAATACACCTGATGATATTGATAGAAATATTATGAGAGGTGAAATATGGATTCAACCTTCAAGGGTTGCCGAATTCATTATAATTGACTTTAATATTACTCGCACTGGGGCAACTTTTGGTGCATAACAATATTTACATAGGTTAAATATAAACAATACTTATGGATTTAACTCCATAGGACCCCGAGCCTTACGAGGCTCGGGTTTTTTATTTTAATATCATTTCATACTTTAGACTTCCACAATCCCAAACCCTATCGTATCCATTTAATTGCATGTTTTGCCATTCAGTTAGATTTTCGTCAAATACGCTTAATTTACTCTTTAATACATTTTTTCTAAAATTAAATCTATGTTTTAATGGCGCGCCATATCTTTTTGGTGCGGTATACCAATAATTGGGCGTCCCATCCGATACTTTTTTGAACCCTAACTTTTCATACAAGTTGCCTTTACTCCATCGTCTGTCAGCATACGAAATGATTTTTGTTGGATTGTAATTTTTGATAAAATATGATAAAAGTTTTGACGCCCCACCAACGACTGCAACATTACTATCAGAAACAAATCTACTTAATTCATAAGAATTACTTTTATCTTTTTTATTTCCTAACGCAATTCTAGGTCTACCGAAAGTCATAACCGAAACCAATTTATTTTTATGAAATAATCCAAGTTTATATTTTGATTTATCTTCACCCTGTAAATGAAAATTAATTAAAAATTTATTTTTTTCTGTTGGTGATATTTCTTTTATTTCACAATTTCTTGCGTATACTCTATCTATATTTATATTGACGCCAAGAATTGCTTTTAATCTGCTCATTACTATTTCTTTTTTTAAGGCCCATTCCACATCGAATATGTGTATCAAATCAATTCCTAAATTATGGCATATATTTGTTTTTTCTAAATGATAAGTTTTACTCTTTTTGCCAGATAATTCTGAATGCCAATATAATCCATTAATTTCTATTGCAATATTCTTATTTGGGATATAAATGTCAAGCTCCTTACCATCTAAAATATCTCTAACATTTGTTAAAATTTTATAATTGGGCAAAATTTCTTTAATAAAGGATGCGATTTCATCTTCAACCATTGAAGTTCCATATTTAATATTATAACAATCTGGGCATGAAGGTATATGATTTTGATGTATGTGGTCTTCAAATATTTTTTTACATTTTAAGCATTGAAATTTATATAATTCATTTTTATCTTGCGAAATATAATCATTAACATTGAATAAAGGTATTGTTCTTAAAAATTTATTTGGCTTTTTATACAAATTATTGAAATCAGCAATTCGTCTTTTTTTTAATATTGCTTCTTTTACTGATAAGATTTGAGAAACGTTTAATACATTGTTGTCTTTAAGATATTCTTTAAATTTATCTGATTTAAATCCAATTTTGTTTTCCTCCAATGATTTCATAAGTTTCGCTTCAGTATTTGGGTGTATGCCTTTTCCATATCTGGATTTTAATGTATCTAACCATTTTTTTCTATTGTTATAATTTTCATCACCATATCTTTCTAATTTTGTTGTTTTATTTTTATCAAGATTGTTGTAATTTTTATCACCATATTTTAATAATCTCGTTTCTTTTCCCTTTTCAATCATATTATCATAGGCGCCATTATTTCTATGTTCTATAATTTTATCTTTTACAGATTGTAATTGTGCTGGTGAATTTACACCATATTTTTTATTAAAGGTTTCTTTAATTTTCATAGCCCTTAATTCTTTTAAGTCGTCAGCCGCACATTGGTTGGAGCAATATATTCTTTTTGATTTTTTACCAACGATAAATATTTTATTACAACTTTTACATTTAATTTCTTTATGTCTATAATCATCATAGCAAATTTTACTACAAAATTGTTTTGGTCTATTTATATATGTTTTGAATTCATTTTCACAGTTTTTACATTTAACTATTTTTGTTTTGTTCATAGTAATAACACTCCCGTTCTCTTTGAATATAATTATGGTGTAAATTGTTTTTATTAAATAATAATTCACTATTTATTTTAAGCATAAAGTATAATTTCACTTTCAATATTAACTTAAGTTAAATAGAAAAGAGAGAACGGTTTCCTATTCTCTCTTTTTGTTATTATATGGCTAAACTTAAAGTTTTAAATACTTATCATATTTATTTTTTTTGATTTCGTTTTTGACAAAAACTCCATTAAGTCTTCGAAGGTTATTGAAGTAAAATCGAAATCTACATTATTTGGAATTATTATATAGTCAAATATATTTATTCTTGTATCTTTTCTACAAGATACTCATTATTGTTTTTGCAATATCCATTAAAGGATATATTGTATTTCATATTATCTTCAACAAACTCTATACTTATGTGGGCAGGCATATGACTATCCCCAATCATTAAATCAATAATGTTATTACATGTATTGTTATTTAAAATGTTTTTCCCTAATTTGAATTCAAGTTTTTCTAGTATTTTATACGCTATTTCTAAAATATTCTCCTCAAATTCTGGAAATTCTGGATTCAATTTGTCATATAGTGGACTTCCACCACCATCTATATACCCCACACCAACAGACATTACTTTTTTTATTTTTTTCATTTGCAACCCTCCTTTGTTTTTATTAATAATATATATTATGAAATAAGATAAAACTTTATTTTTTCTTTCTTTTTTTTGTTATTAATAATTTGTTATTACTACATGGGTGCTATCTGTATTAAACCTATTCCTAATGTTTACTCCATACTTTACATCATATTCTGCAACGTTAAAGCCGTTATACATTTTAAGTATTTCTGGTTCTTTATTAATTACCAACATAAACTTTGCTTTGTGTAATGCTTTAAGACTATCGCATAGTTTTCGCTGTTCTCCCATAGTAAATTCATTTCCAGGAGAGTAAGTTTTGAATACTTTAGTATATGGAGGGTCAAGAAATATGAACGTTCCTTCATTATCTTCATTAATAATAATATTAACAGCATGTTCGTTCTTAATGTCGGTTGTTTTGAGTAATTCCAAATGCTTATTGGTTATTTGATTTGATAACCTTTTGTAATGTCCGAATGGAACGTTAAACTCACCGCTTTTATTAAACCTTCGCATACCGCTAAACGCTAATTGATTGACATAAAAGAAGCGTATCGCCCTAGTCATATTGGAGTGGTTATGTAACCCACCTCTATCTAACGCTCTAAGTTCATAATATTTTTCTGACATAGCATCGTGATTTTCATTTAATAATTCCAATTCAGATATACTTTTTAAGAATTTAGAGTTGGTGGCATTTTTATAAAAGTTTATTAAATCGTAATCTCAATCATTAATGATTGAATTTTTATGTTCTAAATGGAAATATAACGCTCCGCCCCCAACAAAGGGCTCGACGAATCTTTCTATATTTTCTGGTAACATTTGAATTAAATGTTTTAATTCTCTGCGTTTGCCTCCGGTTCACTTAATCATAGGTCTCATATTATTGTGTATTCTCCATTTTTATTATTTTTTGTCCTAATTTTTTAAAAGTAGTATAATACTCTTCTTTTGTTATTTTGAAATCTAATATTTCAAACAAGTCTTTCATATAATATATATCAGTTTTTAATTTATTAACTATCTTTTTCTCAGGTCCATACCAACAAGTTAAGCATCCTGATATTATTTTTTCATTATATTTTTTTTCAAAATAATTGGTTACTTGTTTTATTTTTTCATCTGTTATTTTACTTTTTTCACTATCTAAATTCATGTTTGTTTTTAATTCGAAATAATAACGTTTATTATTTTTTTTAAAAATCATATCAACATTTTTTTTGCCCTTTGTTTTGATGCTATTTTTATCATTAAGTTCATAAATATCAAAAATAGTTTTTTCCTCTAATTCTGTATCTTTAGCAAGAAGAATTAAATCTCCAACTATTTTCTCAAATTTTTTTCCAAATCTAATACTTTGGGATTGTGTTAATTTTATCCCTAATAATTTTGATATATTGTAGTCGTCCGATTTCTTATTTGTTAATGCCTTAATGTTGGCCTCATTTAATACAACCTTTTCTAACAAACTTATATCTATATTGCATTCCCTCATATTGTCCCCTATTTTTCATATAAAATATTAATACGTCCCTATTCAAACATAACTATTATATAAAATCCCCAAAACAGAGTTTTTTGTTAAGTATTATTGGAAGATTATTGCCAAAAAATTTACATTTTGTCTATTTATTAATATACAGAGTAATGTATATAATTATTAAAACAAAAAAAAGGAGAATGCAAAATGGCAGAAAATATACTAGACGTTAACGAAATGTTATTTGATAAGTTTGAGCCAAGATTAAAGAATAGATTTATATTAGAAATAGATGGAATACCTTCATTTTTAATTAAAGGTGCGGCGAGACCAAGCATAACTATTGATGAGGTTGAATTGCCTCATATTAATATAACAAAATATTCTATGGGTAAAGTTTCTTATGACGAAATTAGTTTAACTTTATATGACCCAATATCACCATCAGGTGCTCAAATTGTAATGAATTGAATTAGAGCACATCACGAAGCTGAAACAGGCAGAGACGGATACGGAGCAATGTATCAAAAGGATGTAACTATACTTGAATTAGGACCAGTTGGCGATAAAATTAGTGCTTGGACATTAAAGAAAGCATGAATTAAAAGTGCAAACTTTGGCGAATTAGATTGGGGAGATGCAACAGCACAAGAAATCACGATTTCTCTCCGCTACGACTACCCAGTAATGGAGTATTAGATATGATTAAGCGGTTCTTAAATCTTTTTACTGCTTAATCATAAAAGATTGTTAAAAACAATATTCCTCCATATATATAATTGTATGGAGGATTTTTTTATGGAAAAATTTAAGTGTAAAAGATGTAGCCGAATATTTGATAACTATAATAGTCTTAGGAAACATGTGGGTTGGCTTCATGGAATTAAATCAGAGGATTTTCATTTAGAATTTTATCTAAATGGAATAAGACCAACATGCAAATGCGGATGTGGAGAAGAAACTAACTTTAATTCGCATGGGTTTTGCGATTACAAAAGAGGACACATTTCAAGAGTAAAAAATAATTGGGGCCATAATCCAAAAGCAATTGAACATTCCGCAGAAACAAGAAGGCAACAATATAAAGACGGCGTAAGAGAGCCTTGGAATAAAGGATTGGACATTACAGACGAACGTGTTAGATTAAATGCCGAAAATTCAAGAAAAACAATTTTAGCTGATAAAGATTTATTAAAAAGAAAATCAGAACGTATGAAAAAAATGTGGAAAGATGGCGTGCTTAAAGTTGAATATGGTGCGGAATCTCCCGCATGATGTGGCGGTAATAGTTCAATAAATGCGGCATGTCACGGAAGTAGAAAATTATATAATGAATGAAAATTTCCAATATTAAAAAAATATGAATTCAAATGTTCAAAGTGTGGTGCTGGCGGCAAATTAGATGTTCATCACAATCAAATAATAATGTCAGAAATAATAAATATTATTAGAAAAAAGAACAATTTTGATGATAAGTTAGACAGAACTAAATTTATTGATGCAATTATAAATTATCATACGGACAATGAAATATCAGGCGTTGCATTATGCAGAGAATGCCACCGAGAACTTCACAATAGTTTTAATTTCTAATAAAAAAAACAAGAGTTTGCGATTTAAATTAAGCATATATATTTGTATGGAGGTTATTTGATGGGTATATTTAAGAAAATTTTTAAGAAGAAAAAAGAACAAATTTTATGGACAGTAAGAAGAAATTGCTCCGAAAATGACGTAGTGGATGCATGGATTAGGGATAAAAATGATAATTATATTCCAATAGACTTACTTATGATTAAGCGATACACGAAGTTTTTATGTAAAGCTTAATCATAAAAGATTGTTAAAAATATTAGCTCCGCCTTGTGCGGAGTTTTTTTATATAAAAATAAGAGTTTTTGAATTTGTTTGAAATACATATAGATAGAAATAAAAGTATAGGGGGTTACATTGATGAAGTTTTTAGATAAGGTTGTAAAGTTGTTTAAGAAAACCTCGCCATTTGACGACCCGACATATATTCCTGATTGACTAAATTTTGACTTTAATACTATGGACTTAAAAACATATGACATTTACGGAAACGTAGCACAAGAAGAATTTACGATGGTAATCACAGAACATGGAAAGTGGATAGGCATAGACAATATTAATTGGAAAGCATATCCAGTTGCCGTATTGGGAGTCAAGCAATATACATATAGGGAATGTTTGACAGTAAAAAAAAGAAAATAAAAGCTTATAACGAAAGAAAAAGTATGGAGAAATTATGTCAAAAATAAAAGCATTTACGATTTACGGTGATGAGTTTATGACATCTAAAGATAAATATAAATTAGTTGGTTTAACCGTTGTCAAAACTACTTGGCTTCAAAGAACAAAGTCAATGGATTTTGGTTGGGGCAATGGTTATGTTGTTGTTGATAAATATCATCCAGCATATGGCAAAAAGTATCTTGAAGGAGTGGATGTTCATGGCGGCATTACATATTCAGAAGAAATGAATGATAAAAAAATTGGGGATTTATATGTAAAACATGGTTGGTGTTTTGGATTTGATACAGCACATGGGAATGATTCGTTAACAGTTTATAATAAAAGATATGTAATAAGTGAAACAATGAGATTAGCAAAACAATTAGAGGAATACAATGAGCTTTCTTTCTAAATTATTTAAGAAAAAAACTTCTTTTTGTGCTACTAAGGGGAATTATGTTAATACAATGGCAAGTACAGCACCGACGTGGGACGTTCCAATGCCAGCAAATTCTAATGCATTCTGTAAAAGCGTAGATGATTTGATTAATGAATTGAAAAATAATGATTATATGTCTAGAACATGCAAGTATTCTACTTATGATATTTATGGAAATAAAATTGGCGAAATGGACGTTACGGAAACAGTTGACGCACAATCTATAACAAGTGGAAGTGTGGCTAGTTTGTGGACTATGGTCTCAAACAATGTATTGGCCATAGATGAAGCACGTAAAATGGCAGGTTACGTAAAACTTAAATGGCAGGGAAAAATGATTACACGCAAGAAAGATGAAATAGAAATGCCACTTAAAAAGTTAATGCTTGATTTGGGCCGTAAATTGGCATCCGAAAGAGAGTACGACATTTATGGAAATGAAATGAATATCATACACCAAAAAAAGCATAATTATTTGCATCATAATGCTGAATATAATCTTCAAAGGGCAAGCAAATTTGGCGTTGGCAATTTGAAAGGCGGGCATTTAATATAAAAAAACAAGAAAAAAGTAATAACATAATATATATAAGAAATGGGTTATGTAAATCAATAAAACAAACCAAAATGAATATAGGAGAAAGTTATGGCAGAAGAAAAAGCAACATTTCCAACAGAAATGATAGAGTTACCGAGTAAAGGGTGATTATATCCAGCGGAACATCCACTAAATAAAGGGTCAGTAGAATTAAGATACCCAACGGCGGCAGATGAAGATATATTAACATCAAAAAATTTAATACAGAAAGGTATCGTTTTGGATAAGTTTATTGAGGCAATATTTATCGGTGATAAAAATGTATTAAACGATATGCTTTTGGGCGATTATGATAAAGTAATGATGGCTGCAAGAATATTAGCATACGGTGGCAAGTATGATACAAAAATTAATTGTCCGAATTGCGGAACACGTAATGATATTTCAATTGATGTAATGAAATGGGAACACGTATCGATGAAGGAAAAAAATTATACTATCGGGAAAAATGAATTCACATTTAAGTTACCAGTAAGTAAGAAAGAATTAACATTTAAGTTATTAACTTACAAGGATAGTAAGGATGTTGAAATTGAATTGAAACGTATGAAAAAACTTTATGGTGCGACAGGCGTACAACCAGAAATGACGAGTAGATACAAATATATGATAACTGCAATAGATGGCGATGCAGATAGAAGGACTATTAATTTATTTGTTGATAAAGAATTTCTTTTGCAAGATTCACGTGATTTTAGAGATTATCTTTTGACAATAGCACCTTCTGTAAATACAAGTTATGATTTCGTATGCGTTGAATGTAATTTTGAAGATATCATTGAGGTGCCGCTTGATGCGAACTTTTTTTGGCCTACCAAACATTCAAGGAAATAGGGAATTAACAGGAAAAGAATCATCAGCAATAATGATGTCAAAGCGTAACTTGTATAAGGAAATATTTAATTTAAGTTATTATAGCAAAGGTGCATTTAATTGAGAAATAATTTATAATATGCCAATATGAGTAAGAAGCTTAAATATTAAATTCTTAAATGACGCACGTGAAGCAGAAAACAAACAAGCAACCGCTTCTGGTTCTGGTTCTGGAAAAACTATAGCAAGACCGCCTAAATTAGGCAAATCGGTCTCAAGACCTAAATAAAAGAGAGCCCAGTGAAAACTGGGCTTTTTGTTTTTCAAAAAAATTATTATTTTGATATTTATATACAATAGATGCGTACAATTATATATAGGAGATAACTTATGAGTAAAGTTGATAATTTCATAGACAAATTCTTTGATAGAATTAAAAAGAAACAAGCAGACAAAATAATAAAAAATTTTAAAAAGACCAATCCTGAGCTAGGCAAGAAGCTAGATCAAATCCATCAAGCGTCTCAAGAATTGGAAGACTTTCTTAATAAAAGTTCCAATAAATAAGGAAATGTAAATGGCCGACATTATAGAAGTAAAGCACGAAGAAACCCTTTTGACCTTAACTGAATCCAGAAGACAAGAACTTGAAAAACAGAGTAAGATAAAAGATGAAATATCCAAGCAAGACGAAAAAATATTGGAGATGGAAAAGGAAAAGGATAAATGACAAGAGAAGACAAGAGCGGAAAACGAAAAAATACTTAAAGATTTGAAAGTGCAAAGGGCATTTAATTCTAAAGATTTAAAAGTTTTACAACAAAAAGCAAAAGCAGAAGAGGACAAACTTAGTTGGGCGTCAGGAATGAAAAGTTACGCATTGAAAATGTCGAAAGAACTTAAAAAACAAAATCGTTCTGTTGAAATTGGATTGGACTTGTCAACAAAACAAGCTTTGTTAAATAAAATACAAGATTCTTATGCTAATGGCGCAAGTGAAGAAGCAATTAATCAAGGCAAAGGTGCGAAAATTCTTTATGAGATGCAACAAAGGTTAAACGACGAAGCTGAAGCTGGCAATGTAATAGACAGAAGCAAGGCCGCATTGTTAGAGGAGTACGCTCAACAAATGGGCACAAATTTAGAATCAATGAGCGAAAGCCAACGTAAGTATGCCGAAGGAATAATTGCACCTTTCCAAATCGCACATCAAAAATTATCTGACATGACAGGGGAAAATTTAGAAAGTTTAGTAAATGTAAATTCTCAATTAAGCGAAATGGCCGGAAGATGAGACAAAACGAAAAAGGGCGTTACAGATGTTAAAGATTTAGTTTCTGGATTGCTTAATAATCCTGCGTTATCAGCAAGTATATTTGGGTATGAGGTTGGAAAAAAAGCCATAGAGCTTGGTAAATCATTTGGTGATATATTAAATACTGGAATTAGTGTTGAAAATGTAATAGGTGAAATGGGATTAAGTATGGGTACGGCTACCTTAGCAAGTTTGAAATATGGAGCGTCGGCCAAAGAAGTTTTAGAAGCAACGAAAGCTATAACTCAAGAAATGGGTTCGATTGAACATGCCACTCACGAAAATGTTAAAGGTGCCGTTAAATTAATGAAACTTTATGATATGGATGCGAGTTCTGCGGCAAAAATAACAAAAGAATTTTCACAAATAGGTAAATTAACTGGACAAACAAATGAAGAATTGCGCTCATCAGTGGCAGAAATGGCTAACTTGAGCAAAGTTGCACCAACGGCAGTATTTGAAGATTTATCAAGTAATGCCGAAGCAATGGCAAAATGATTAGACGCAAGTGGCAAGAATATGATTGGACTTTCTGTATCATCAAGACAATTGGGATTATCCATGGGAGATACGTTAGCAATGACAGAAGGTATATTGGATTTTGAAAGTTCAATTGAAAAGCAAATGACGGCATCGGTAATGACAGGTAGAAGTTTTAATTTTGAGCAAGCAAGAATGTTAGCATTTGCTGGTGACCACGAAGGTGCGTTGAAAAATATAGTTTCACAATTAGGTACAGAACAAGAGTTCTTACAAATGAATGCATACCAAAGGCAATCAATGGCTGATATGTTAAATACATCGGTTGGTAGTTTAAAGGATATGATTATAAATCAAAACAAACTTGGAAAAGAAACTGGAAAATATAGCAAGCTTTTAGAAGAAATAGGCGGAATAGTGAAGGGCGGGTTTTCGCTTATTAACAAAGACAATATTATTATGATGGGCTCTTTAGTAGGTACTATAAAAAACTTAGGTCTTGATAAAATTATTGGGCAAACAAAAGTATGAATGGGATTAACGACAGGTGTTAAAAATCTTTGAGGAAAAGTTGGAGCTTTGATGCCTGGCGGTAATGCGCTTAAACAAGCACAAAAATCATATTCTGATAAACAAATAGGAATTGGACTTGGCGGAAAGAAAGCAAAAGATTTATTAGCCAAAAAAAGTCTAAAACTTGCCAATAAAGAAGCCAAATCACAGACCGCTAATGCAGTCAAGGCAAAAGCTAAAACTGTAGCCCAATCAAAAGCTGAAACTGTAGCCCAATCAAAGACCGCCGGCGTAACTAAGTCAAAGCTTGGTGCAGCCGCAAGAGGCAAAGATATAAAAACGACACCAGCAACGAAGGGTGTCGGTAGCAAAGTAACTAAAGTCGATAAATCTGGTGGTAAGGGTGGAGTTGCAGGGTGAATAAAGAGTTGAGATGGCGTTAAATGAGAAACTTTAGGTAAGATAGCAACAGCACTTTTGATTATTGGAGTTGCAATATTTGGGTTTGGAAAAGTAATAGCATCATTACCAACAGATCCAGCGCAATATCTTGCGGCAGGAGTAATGATGGTTGGGCTTATGGCTTCAATTTGGGCTATATCAAAAATATCAAAAAAGATTGACATGAAGAGTCTTGTTAGGGGTGCGGCCGCAATGGTACTTATAGGCGCCGCATTGATTCCATTTGCATTTGCTTTAAGTTTGATGGAAGGTGTTAGCTGAAAAACACTTGCGATTGCCGGCGTAGGATTAGTTGGACTTGCGCTCGTAGTTGCAGGGCTTGGTGCAATTATGCCTCTTATATTATCGGGAGCATTGGCGTTAGGTGCTATGGGATTGGCATTGATTCCATTTGCATTTGCTTTAGGTTTAATGGAAGGCGCTAGCTGAAAAACACTTGCAATAGCAGGGGCAGGCATAGTAGGTCTTGGCATTATAGTATCTGGACTTGGTGCAATTATGCCTCTTATTTTAGCAGGGTCAATAGCGTTAGGTGCTATGGGATTGGCATTGATTCCATTTAGTGTTGCTATGAGTAAATTACAAGGTGTTAAATGAGAAAATCTTAAGGGAGCAGGCAAAGCATTGAGCGGACTTTCTTGGGCTATAATAAAACTTGGTGCAATAATGGCAACTGGTGTCGGCGCTTTAGTTTTTGGAGCTGGTATTTTGGCATTAATTAGTTTAAGTGGTGCGTTAATGAAGTTTGGCACAGCTTTAGGAGTTCTTTCAAAAAATGCAGATGGTGTAAATTATTTAGCGAGCTCATTAAGTATGCTTGCACAGTCAATGCAAGAATTGGCTGGAGTAAATGATAGTCTTAATGATATAAAGCCAGTATTAAAAACAATTCATAAAATTGAAACAGCGTTTGACCCTACAAAAGTAAATGGGCCAGCGACAGTAACAGCAACAGAAACAAAACAACAGTCAATAAAATTTGATGAGTTAATTAATCAAATAAAATTGTTAAGAAAGGACGTACAGCAGGGTATGACCATGGATGGCAGAAAAGTAAGTAGGGCAATAGCAAATACAACTGGAAATTAATAGGAAGAAAATATGGCATTTATTGATATAAAAACTGAATTCTCAAACGGTAACTTTGGAGTAAAAGAAACATCAACACGTCCACAAACAGAAGAGATATTTACAAGTGGATTGTTTGATACTTTAGGCGAGAACAATATTATTTTTTTGAAATCAGCAACAATAGTGAGTAGATATGTAAAAGATTTGGGCGATACAAGTAATGAAGATATTCAAAAACCATTTACGGTTGAAATAGGGAACCAAGAAGACACAACGTATAATGCACCCCCACCATTGACAGGACTTGATACAATAGAAAAAAATATTGAAACTGAATATAAGAGTGGGCAAAGTGCTCCGTATATTCCAAAGATAGATGTACCAAAAGGTGGATTTCTTGGTACTGGTGCTGGCGGAGGAGTTGGCGAAGCTCTTGGCGATTTTGTTGATAGAGCGACAAAAGATGTAATATGGATGGCAAAATATTTAAATCCAGTTGGTAAGAATTTCTTTGGTGAGACTGGCGGATTTTGGTTTTTAGCAAATCAACAATTCTTACAAACATTTAGTGCAAGAACAAGTACTAAAATATATAATCCATTTTCACTCTTTAGAGTGCGTGGGTTATCACCTCATTATCAACTTCCAAGCTTTATTGATATAAAAAGAGACTTTCCATGAGGAAACCATCATTACACCAAATGAATGGAACAGAAAATTGAGAAAGAACCAAATACCGTAACTCCCCCAATACCGAATGCGTTCACAAGAGCCGTTTTGGCAGTTACAGCGGCACTTGGAGTTAAAACGGACGACAGAACTTTATTTGAAAGATATATAGAAGATGGGGGGATTTCAACAGAATTAAGTTCAAACAATACGTCCAAGTATAACGCTAAAAATTTATTTTATAATGAAGGTTCGCAAGCATTTATAAATCCTTGGTCTTATAGTAAAGATAATCTTACTAAAACTCAATTTCCGAAAATTTATGTCCGAGATGATGGTTCTCCATACATCACAAGAAAAAATGAAAATCCTGAGCTAACAAGTCCGAGGGCGAAAGCTCCTGGTGGGGGAAGTTTCTTGACAGATTGAATTCAACTTTATGATGCATCATCACTTGCTCCAGAATTCACAGATTTTAAAAAAGATTGACCAGATGCAAAGGATGTAGCGACAACGACTGCACATAAATATTTTGCATATGATTACGAACAGATAGGGCAAGTAGCAAGAGGTGAATTAAAAAAATATAGTGCCATAGATTTTATACATCCAGATGGTGCCAAAAATGTTAAAAGTATTAGGCAAATTACTTCGGGCAGTAGATTATCATATACTAATTTTGGTTATTCGCAATATCAAAAAGATTTAGATATTCGTAAAATGGGGAGTATGTTTGGCGAAGGTGGCGATGTAAGTAAAGTTGAGGGTAATGATTGAAGAGATGCTGTTGATAAAATTAATATGCTTGATTATGACGACCCAGATATAGATAAAAAGACTGGCCTTATGAAAAGCGGTCTAAAGGATGTTATACCATTTAAAATTCATGATATTTATAATGATAAATATATAATATTCAGAAGTTTAATTACTTCAATTGTTGACTCTCCTAAAGCAGAATGGTCAGAAAAAAGTTATGTTGGCAGACAAGATAAAGTACATATCTATACAGGCGTAAGTAGAAACTTTAACTTTAGTTTGAAAGCAATGGCATATTCATTAGCAGAAATGAAACCATTATGGAGAAAATTAAATTATTTAATTGGATTACAATACCCACATAAGACAAGCGAAGAAAATCCAAAAATGATTGCTCCATTTATTAAATTGACACTTGGTAGTTTTTTGAAGGATACATACGGATATATTAACTCTCTTACAATTACTTATCCAGATGATTTCCCATGGGAGCTTGGAGGATATACTGCCGATGATGGCTTTCCAGATGGCGTAGCCCCACTCGATTATAATATACAATTGCCAATGGGTTTTGAATTAACTATTGATTTTACAATTATACCAAATAAACTATTACATTCGACTTCTCAACATATATTTGGCGCACCAGAAACTTGATTCCCAAAAGTTACTAGAGGTTAATGGAGGTAATTAATAATGAATAGATATAGATACACAAATCAAAAAAATAGTAAATATTCCACTACAAAATATCCCAAGATAGAACCACGTGAAGATGATATTGTAATAGAAGTTAAATATGGAGATAGACTTGATTTATTTGCAGGGCAATATTATAGTGATAGTACTTTATGATGGATTATAGCGAAAGCAAATGGATTGCCTGGCGATTCATATTATATAAGCACAGAGCAAACAATAAGAATACCAACTGATTATATTGATATAATTAAAACATTAAGAGGTTAATATGCCACAATTATGAGTAAAAAAAATTCAACCTGAAATTGAAGAAGAATTAAACAAAAGAAAAAAATATTTAAGTTATAATTTCGGAGAAGGATTAAGTGATAATGATTATCAACAATGGAATGCGAAAACGCCTTGGATTACTGTATATTCAAATGTTTTAGAAAGAAAACAAAGTCCAGAAATTACATTGATACTTGAAGGTAATATAAATGGCAAAACAAAACGCTGAAGAGACCAAGAAAGTGATTACGATGGGGGAAAACTTGCCAAACAAAACACATTTAGAGGATTGCTTTCAATCGGAGGGAAAGATAGAGAAACGTTTGATGAAATATATAAAAATGATTTATCGGACCCATATGCATTAAGGCCAGTACCTACTTTGGAAGGATTGACCGTTGAAAATCTTGATGATAAAGGTGCAGTTAGAAAATCAACAATTGAATTTACATGTTATACATTTCAACAATTAGAAGATATGGAAAAATTATATATGTCGCCAGGTGCGTCTATCGTCGTACAATGAGGATGAAATACAACAGAAAGTTCGGTTGAAGCAGAAACATTTGAAAATAAAAGCGAACTATATAAATCTGAAACCATTAAGAAAAAAATACGAAGTTCTGGCGGAAATTACGGAGCGCTTCTCGGCGTGATTGGAAAATTTAGTTGAAACATACAAGATGATGGAAGTATTGCATGCTCAACGGAGATAGTTTCGAGAGGGTATATTGAGCCATTTGAAAATATAAAAGAAAATTCAAAAACCCTTTTTGATGATGAAGATGCAAGAACGATTACCGATGTACTTGAGGGTATTGGTAATAATGATTATTTGGTAGAATTAGATTCAAGTGCAACCTACGAAGATTATCGAACTAACTTTGGGGATAAATTGAAACCATTGTTTCTTGACACAGAGTATAAAGGCGAAGCAATACAATACGATCAGAAACATTATTTATCTATTCAATTCATATTTAATTTAATTAATATATTTTATTCTGATGATGCTGGTTATAATGGCGAAGTTTTCAAGAATAAATGATTTACAAAAAAGGAAGTGCTTACTAGTGGAGGATCATACAATAAAACTACTGAACTTCCAGTTCTTATAGGCAATAGAACAGATTCGCCAATTCTTAGGTCATTAGACAGAGATATATTTATAATACCAAGAGAAAGAATGAACCCAACACTTAAGTTGGCGGACAAGACAAGTGGATATTGGGGAAAGATTGGCGTAAAAACCTGAAAAGGATATGCTGGAGTTGATAGTACTGGGTGAATTGCAGAACCCGTCGATCGTATATTGGTTAATTTGGAGGTGGTCAAAACTGCTTTTGAGAATTCGAATACATATGCAGATGCGGTAAAAAATATTTTAGCACAATTAAATGAGTTCTCAAATGGATTTTGAGAATTAAAGCTTGAAAATGATGATGCTGGATTCGTAAGGATAGTAGATAAAAATTTTGATCCAACAGAAATTGACGAAGTAAATGATACATATAAATTTCCAGCAGTTGGGCAATATTCAATGGCACAAAGTGTTACCGTTGCATCGGCTTTGCCCGACCAAATGAAAAATGCGGCGGCGTATAGTGGAGTTGGTAATCAAAACTCCAAAACCAAATCTGGTTTTGGAACTTTATATGGCAATATAAGAGATGACTATAACAAAGGATTTGGAGGCATAACAAGATATCCTGGAACAATAAAAAAATCCACGGCAAACGAAGAGAACGAAAAAGCTATCAAATTTACTAAAAAGGGAAAATATTTCACAAATGTTAAAATTGATTCAAAATATTGGGCGTATATCGCAACCCAGTGAGGACTTTCCGAAGATAACACTGCTGGATATACAAGCGCACTATTAATTCCATTAGACTTATCATTAACAATAGATGGCATTGAAGGGTTGGAATATGGCAATGTAATAGCAATTGATTATTTGCCAGAAAGATATAAAAATAATTCTGGGTTTATCATCACAAGCATTTCGCATAATATAGGTAGAGACGGTTGAACAACAACTCTCGGAACTCAATTTAGAGTTACACCAATCAAAAATACAACAAATGAAACTAAAGACAAGATTAAATTGAATTATTGAAATTATATTCCGGTAAACGGTTCAAGACCATCCAGACATAGGGAATAATAATGGGACATACTAACGGAAATAAATTTTTATTAAACGACTTACCTTATATTGGAATATATAGTAAGGGTCCTGATGATAATTATTATACAGGCGACTCATATATTTTTGGTGTTTCAAAACTCTTAACATTAATTAATATAGAGAGTATTGGGTATAGAGTTGGCGATGAAGATTACGATAAACTTGAAAGTACATTTTCACAAAGGGAAATAAATTATGCAAAGGATTTCTACCCAACTATTACTGAGGCCAATATTAAGAAAGAATTTATATATAGATATTTTGCACAACAATGAAACGATTTGAATGCTCGTATAATAGAAATTAAAGGCGACCAATTTAGCGAAATTGATAAAGGGTTTTATAGAGCGATTAAATTAAAATGAATGGTTGCTGGAGATATCGCAAAAGTTTCAAGTAAAAATTTAGATGAAATTAATAGAATATCAAAAACAATGCCAAAAATTAGTTCAAAGTTAAACAACACAATAGAGTTATATAATTTACAACGTACAGATATAATTTAACGTTTCGGCAAAAAAGCATATATTTATAGAAAATATAATAAGAGGTTATAGATGCAAATTATTCATACTACAAAACAATTAAACGATATTGAGTTAGAGAACGATATTATTGTAATACCAATTCTTAACAATAATGTTGAACACGCAAGTATTAATCCACTTTGCGTATTGTATGTGTATGAACTCAAAACAAAAAATGAATACATTTTATCCTTTACTCATATTGATACAAAATCACACTTAAAATTAAACGATTTGAAAGCATTGAACATAAATAATATAAAATACGTCTATGATAAAAAGGAGATGCTCCAGATATATGAATTTGAAGGTCTGGTTGATATTTCACTTATGCAGTACCTCAGGATAAACAGAAACATAAATATTGAAAAACTTTTAACGAAAGCGCATCACTTTTTTTACAAACAATATGAGACATATAAATCAAACAATCGATTAGTTCCAATTGTTAAGCACCTCGAAATGTGTACAAACTTGGTTAATAAATTTATACCAATGATTAACAAACATACCGATAGTAGAGAATTTCAATTTTATAATGAAGATGCGTCAATAGCGTTTAGCAAGCTTGAGTCTAATGGATTGTATGTAGATAAAGATAAATTAATGCGTAGCTTTGGGTACAATGTCGCAAAACATATTACAGACAACAAAGTTTATACGAAGTATAATTTTAACACTATCACAGGAAGGCCTTCAAATGCTTTTGGCGGAATCAATTATGCGGCACTAAACAAATCAGACGAAAGCAGAGAATGTTTTATTAGTAGATTTGGCAAAAGTGGAACTTTAGTTGAACTTGATTATGTTGCCTGCCATTTATATTTGATTGCTGATATTATTGGATATGAATTCCCAGATGGGCTAACGGGGCATGAGTATATGGCATCACAATATTTTAATGTTAAAGCCCCAACACAAAAAATGATTGACAAATCAAAAGGTATTACATTCAAACAGATGTATGGCCATATTAGTAAAGAGTATGAGCATATTGAATTTTACAAACAATTAAAAGAATTTATTAATGTAATATGGATAGAACATTACTCAAATAAAGATGTTATTCCAGTAATTGAAAGAAAAACTTCAGTTATAGATAACAAACAAAAGTTGTTTAATTATTTTGTTCAGAACTATGAAACAAAGAGAAATATTCCCTTAATGATAAAAGTGAATGAATTACTTGAGAATTACAAAAGTTGTTTAGTGTTGTATACTTATGACTCATTTTTAATTGACTATCATGTTAGCGATGGCAAAGAACTTATAAAAGCAATAAGAGATATTTTAACAGAAGATGATAGATTCCCAGTTAAAATTAAACATGGCAAAAATTATAAAGTCATTAAATAAAAAGATAAAATTTTGAAACTTTGATATTTATTATTGTAAGTGAAAATATAATAAGGGAATAGAATTATGGACAATGTATCTGAATATATAGAAAGTATAACTGAAAGAGTTATCATAAAGACAAATAACGCTTTGATAGATTGAAGTGAAGCCGAACATATATTGGCTTTGGAAGAAATTCTAATAGAAGATGGCATTCCATTTTACCTTATAAACGAATTAGTACTTCAATTACAAAAAACCCCAAATCAATTGACTGAAGAAGAAGATTCGCCCGCCACAAAAAAAGCAAAAAAATTAAAATACGTTTATAAAGGTGGCGATGTGTGATTGGATAAAGAGAATGGCAAAGTGGTTGCAAAAAATTCTGCTGATGGTGAAACTTTGGAAGATTGAAGCGAAGTAGACCAAAAAAATGCCGAAAAGGGGAAGGAACCAGAGAAAATAGAGCCAAAGGCCGGAACGTCAACGGACCCTAATAGCGATGGGAAGTCAGACACTCCTGACGATAAGCAAGCTAATGGCAACACAAATATAAAAGAACCTAAGAAACCTAAAGAAGTAGTAATTAAAGGGAAAACAAAAACATTAACGCCAGGCGACCCAACAAGTGATAAAGTTTGGAACGAAGATTTGGCAATTAGTGATGATGATTTTGTTAAAAATATGAAAAAGGCCGGAGTAGCGATAAAAGAACCACCATTTAAAATTGATGCAGAAAAATTTCAAGCAAATATTCCAACAAAATATAGAAAGTTATTAGAACGTATAATGAGCGTTACACCTTCTAAAGAAACTGGAGGAATTAGTGCTTTTACTGGAGAAAGTGCTGGTGCTGGGACTATTAATTCTCAAGCTGGAGAGATATTAACAATGGTCGCAGTAGCATTCAAGCCAAGAGAAGATTGGTCAGAATTTGCTAAAACAATAGAAGCTTATATAGCAGGGCAAGGCAAAGATTTACCTGAAAATAAAAAAGATAAAAATTCAATTGTTAAATTGAGCTGGATTGATGCGGCTACAAAGTCAGCGGAATCAATTGAAAGAGTTATTGCAGACAAATATGGCGAAGGTGCTAAGGTTATGACTGCCGTTTGAGATACAGAAAAAGATTTTAAATTAATAGGTGGGCAAAAATACAAAGATAACAAAGGTTATAGTACAGATATATATCTTAAAGTAAAGGACGCAAACGGTGATGAGGAACTTTTAGAAGTTTCATTAAAAAAAGATACTGAAACTTTTTTATTGAATTCGACTATTAGTCAAGTATATGGCGAAGGTCATGATTTAACAAAAATGGCAACAGATTATAGACATGAAACAAACAGCGAAGTTGTAAAAGCAATAAAAAATAATATTTTTACAGACAAGGAACTTGCAAAATTTCCAAAATTAGCCAAAAGAGTTCAAGCCATATTAGAGAATTATGAAAACAATAAGCCACAAGTATATGCAGACACGTATGCGGTGTACCAGGCTATAAGTGTAAAGGCAAAAGCGGGAAACAAAACTTCTAAGGTGTTCATGGATAATGATAGAAAAAATTATACAGATACACGTACTAAAATAATATCAAGTATGGTTGATGGTGATGAAGCAAAGAAAGCAACACTAAAAATGATTGATGAAAAATTACCACTTAGTTCTGTAGCTGACAATGAAGAAGTTATTGTTTTAGGTGATATTTATATAGACGGCCCAACATTAAAGAAAATTCTTGGAACCGATGATATTTCAACTTTACGTAAACATATTGTCCCAGCAATGCGCCCAGCGAAAGGGGGCTTGCCAGCAACGCCAATATTAATCTATAAGACTGACAACGTTAATGACAAACCAATTACAATCGCTACGCTCAAAACAAGACAAAAGCCAAGAGGCAGTGGTAGCTTTTTATTTGACGTTAAGTTGCATAAAGATTTTATTAAAAAAATTAAAGATATTAGAGACCAAAAGAATCCAGAATAAATATAATTAGGAAATAAATAATATGAGCAAACAATATGTAAAAAATCAACTGCTATGCACATTTAGCAAACCAAAATATTTAGAGCAAAATATTAAAGATATTAAAACTCAATATAATTTGATTAATGAGAAGATTATTGCAATACAAAACATTGAAAACGAAGATGAATTATTTTGTATTTATAATATTGTTGTAGAAGATAGAAACACAAACTATCCAAATACAATATTAATACATAGAAAAAGAAAGACTAACACATTATATACAATTAACAGCTTAAACTCTTTGATTTGACTTTTAAATGATGGTAAATTTAGCCATGATTTCATTGTACCATGAGAAAATTATAGAAATACTTTATTGTTAATTCGTGATAATGACTTATTAAAAATTGAAACAAAATTATACAAAACTTTTAAGTTCGATTAAGGAGAAAGTTAATGAAAAAATCAGAAATAAGAGCAATGATAAGAGAAGAATTAAATACAAATAAAGAATATATTGTTTGAGGCGTTCCACATGGGAAAACTGATGAGGAAGTTCTTTATACAAAAGCTAAAAGCGAAGGCGAAGCCAAAAAAGTTGCCAAAATATTGTCTACAAAATATGGTGCAAAAAAAACAAGAATTCAAATTCTTGATTTAACAACCAAGATTGATTTCTCTAAAGTTGTTTCGTAATATTTAGGATATATAATGGCGCAAGTATATGTGGCGGCGGCAAGACCAAATGTTTGGCCGAAATATTAATATTGCTTGATGCAATGAAAATAAAAACAAAACAAATAAATAAGTATATTTATTAGGAGAAAATAAAATGAACAATAACAGTTTTAAGAAATTATTAAAAGAATATAGAAGTAAAATGTTGTCCGAAGGATATAGCGAAAGTAGCTTATTAAAAGATTTAGCAGAAGATGCTTTTAATACGGTTGGGTTATGACTTGAAATTGACATGACCGAATTTATGGATGGCGATAGCAAAACGCAAATTGAATTTATCGAAGATAGCCTTGATAACTTTATAGAAGATATTTATGATGATGTTGGCGATTCATTGCCAGAAGACACCAATGTTGATAAGTGGTTAAAGAAAAATAGAAAGAAACTTATCTTATTAATACGCAAAGCTTTAAACAAATAAAAGGAGAACACAAAATGAAAAAATCAGAATTAAATGAAATTAGAAACATTATGAGCGAAGAGAAATTCCAGTCTAAGCTTCCTACTCAGCTAAAAGCTTCGGGAGTCAAATGATTACCCAATACTGGTGCTAACTCTAAACCTAATATAATTAGCAATGTTAATGCTGGCAATACTGGCTTAAACAAATGAGTTAAGACGCTTAATAGTGACATCAAAAAGTTAGAGAAAAACAAAGATGACAAAGCATTATGGCTTAGTATACATAATGATTTATGAACAATTATAGCAATTGCGCAAAAGACACAACATTCGGCGGAATATGGAACGCCAAAAAAATAGAGAACCATAAACAAGGTTATTTTATTGATATGCAAAAGTTTAACGAAGTAAATAAAAATACAAAAATAACAAGAAAAAACGACGCAAAGAGATTCAGAGCTATATATATTATAGTCAAGGTTACATAGTTACAAAAGTAATGAATGGTAAATGACAAAAAATAAAAAAACAAAAGAAAAAAGGAGAAAAAAAATGGGAATTAACACTGATTTTTTAAAGAAAAGGCTTAATCAATTACAATCCAAACGCAACGTACAATCAAACATCTGGAAACCTACCTCAGGAGAAACACGTATTAGAATCGTACCTTACAAATTCAATAGAGAGAACCCTTTCATTGAGTTGTATTGGCATTATGGTTTTAATAACAAAAACTATGTATCACCATTTTCATTCGGAGATCCGGACCCAATTCAAGAATTCGCTGAAAAACTTAAGTCAACAGGCGAGAGCGACGATTGGAAAAATGCAAGAGCCCTTGAACCCAAATTGAGAACTTATGTTCCAATTATAGTAAGAGGCGAAGAAGAAGAAGGCGTTAAATATTGGGGATTCGGAATTAAAATTTACGAAGCATTGTTAAAATTAATTTCAGACCCAGAATGGGGCGACATCACGCACCCTAACGCAGGAAGAGATATTACCGTTGAGTTCAAAACTGCAAAAGAACTAAAAAAGGATTACCCAGAAACAACTATTAGAGTTAGTCCTTCACAAACTAAACTTACATCAGAAGCAAAAGAACTTAAAAAGTTTTTAAATGACCAAATAGAAATCACACAAGTTTATGTAGTTTCTACTTATGATGAACTTAAGAAAGAACTCGGTCTTTACTTGAATGGCCCAACAGCCGAAGAGGAAAGCGTAGATGAAGCAACTTCAACACCAGAATTAGAAGACATCGAAGATTCAACTGATGATGATTTAGATTCTGTAATGGACGATTTCGATAGCTTGGTAGATTAAAAATAAAAAAACAACGGGAGTATTACAAATGGGTAAAACAGATAGAAATGCTTTAACATCAGCTTTGCATGACGCATTAAATAAAAAACACAAAACACAAAAGGTTGCATACTTTCTTGACGATGATATTTATACTCCAACAGACGTGAGGGACTGATTAGGCACCGGTTCCTCCGTTCTTGATTTGGCCATATCAAACATCCCAAATGGCGGTGTTCCATATGGACGTATAACAGAATTACAAGGATTAGAAAGCTCAGGCAAATCATTAGTAGGTGCGCACTTACTTGCATCATGTCAAAAACAAGGCGGAATAGCTGTATATATAGATACAGAAACGTCAGTTTTTAGACCATTTTTGGAAGTAATTGGCATTGATTTGAAAAAACTATTATATATTAGATTGAGCTTAGTGGAAGATATATTTGAAACAATTGAAAGCATGATAACCAAAGTAAGAGAGACCGATAAAGATATTAAATTAGCAATCTTGGTTGACTCACTTGCTGGTGCAACAACAAAGGTTGAAATGGAAAGTGATTTTGATAAAGATGGTTGGTCTACAGCTAAAGCAATTATTACATCAAAAGCAATGCGTAAAATAACTGATATGATTGGCACTCAAAATATAGCACTTATTTTTACTCAGCAATTAAGAGTAAATTTAGGAGTTACATTTGGGGACAAATATACCACAAGTGGCGGTAAAGCACTTGGTTTCCATTCCAGTGTACGTATTAGACTTGACAAATCAACTAAGATATTTAATAAAATGAAAGACGTTATTGGAATGAATATTCGAGCAAAGATTGCCAAGAATAGATTAGGTCCACCATTAAGACAAGCAATTTTTCAAATTTATTTTGATAGGGGTATAGACGATCTCAGTTCTTGGCTACAAACATTGAAAGAAAGAGGCGTTGTTACGAGTGCTGGAGCTTGGTATTCAATACCACTTGAAGATGGTACGATTAAAAAATTTCAATCAAAAAGTTGGGGCGATATGCTTTCAAAAAAAGGTATGTATGATTATGTTTATGGACTTTTATGCGATGCGTGTATTATGAAGTATAAACCCAAAGAAGTAATTGATATTGATGAAATAGAAATCTCAGACGAACATGTAGAAAATTAGGATTTCTCGTAATGTTAATGAAAAAAAGTTACGCTGATATTCTAAAAGAATTATCTAAAGATAAGAAGCCAGAAAGTATCAATAGTAAAGTTCTAATAATAGATGGCCTTAATACCTTTCTCAGAGCTTATGCAGTTTCGCCAGCATCTAACGACGATGGGGCTCATATTGGTGGCATTTCTGGCTTCTTATATTCAATAGGTTATGCAATTAAAAGATTTACACCGACAAGATGTGTTATAGTTTTTGATGGCGTTGGCGGTTCGCAAAGAAGAAAGAAACTTTTCCCAGAATACAAAGCCCATAGACATCCAACCAAAAAGAAAACCAAATACAACAGAGCGTATGATTTCCAAGATGACGTTAATGATGATAAGATGAAAGAGCTTCAGTTAGAACGTCTCATTGAATACTTGCAAGCGTTACCTGTTACACTTATCAGTATTGATAACATTGAAGCTGATGATACAATTGCGTATATAACTGCATTAAGAAAAGATGCAAATTATATTATTATGTCAGCCGATAGGGATTTCCTACAATTGGTTAGTGATAGGGTAAAGGTATGGAGCCCTACAAAAAAAGAAGTTTACACAGTGGCGAAAGTACTTCATGAGTATGGTATACATCCAAATAACTTTGCTTTATATAAAGCAATAAATGGAGATGTAAGCGATAATATTCCTGGAGTTAAAGGTTTCGGCTTATCAACTATAAAAAAATATTTTGAATTCTTAGAAGAAGAGAAACAATATTGTTCTGATGATTTAATTACAGAAGCAAAGAAATATGAGAAGTCAAAGAAATGTCAGACAATGGTTAAAAATAAAAAAGTTTTAGATAGAAATTATGAATTAATGCAATTAGAAACATCAATAATATCCGGCAAATCAAAATTAGATATATTGGCGTTATTAGATAATCAAATTACTGAACTAAATAAGTATCAAATCCACCTTTTGTCATTGAAAGATAAACTATTTATGGTAATAAAAAATATTAACACCTGAATTTTATTATTCAATAAGTTAAACTTATTTGCCATAAAATATAACAAAGAATTAGACGGAAGATAAAATATTTTATAGATTTTTTTATCTTTTGACTTTTTGATATGTATATATGAGAAAGGTTATGGAGTGGAAATATGAACAAAAAAAATGTTAAGATTAACGAGGACGCATTTCACGATTTAAAAGTGTATTGCGCCGTAGAGAACAAAAAAATTTATGAGGTGGCTTCTGACCTCATTAAAGAAGGGATTGCAAAAGAGAAAGAAGCAGAAAGGAGCAAGTAAATGAAATTAATACAAGGTGATTGCTTAATCGAGATGCAGAAATTAGAAGATAATAGTGTAGACTCTATTGTTGTTGATCCACCTTACGGTATATCATTTATGGGAAAAAAGTGGGATTATAACGTTCCAAAAGTTGAAGTCTGGCAGGAAGCTCTAAGAGTTTTGAAAGCAGGTGGACACGCTTTGGTAGCTTGTGGAACGAGAACTCAGCATAGAATGGCAGTTAATCTTGAAGACGCTGGCTTTGAAATACGTGATATTGTGGCTTGGGTATATGGTTCGGGATTTCCAAAGAGTTTGAATATAGGAAAAGCAGTGGATAAATTACAGGGTAATGAGAGAGAAGAAACTGATTATGTTGCACCAGATGGGAAAAAGAGATGGGGTGGAAATTCTTTTAGCGTTGGAGAAGAACCAGATGGTCGTGGAATAAATAAACATACCAAAGGAAACTCTAAATACGAAGGTTGGGGAACAGCTCTAAAACCTGCGATGGAGCTGTGGACACTATGTAGAAAGCCTTTATCTGAAAAAACTATAGCTAAGAATGTGCTGAAATATGGGACTGGTGGAATTAATATTGATGGGTGCAGGGTAAATCTTAATGGGGAAAAACAACCAACGGGAAGTGGGAATAGTTGTGGTGAAAATGCTACCAGTTGGGATGTTGCTAAATCAAGTGGCGGAAATGGCGGTAATAAAACAAGTTCACTCGGTCGTTTCCCAGCCAACCTAATCCACGATGGAAGTGATGAAGTGGTTGGGCTGTTTCCTGATAGTAATGGTAGCGGTA